TTATCAGTGTCTTTTTTCGTTACCGATTCCAATTCAAGTTCGTTCAGACGATGACGAAGTGTGTGTGCTGCAATCTCCTGGATTGAAGGAGGTAAATCTTTAAATTCCATCGTCAACCTCATCAGTCAGTGTTTCTGGCTAACCAGCGACGCGCGCCAGCTTCAGTTTTAAACGTTTTGCTTCTGGTATACGTCATCGCGGTAAACGTGCCGTCCAGGTTGGGGAATACTCCGTATACCAGAGATTCGTTGTTGCCAAGATCGATAGTATCCATGTTGACCTCATTTCCCCTTAACGCCGGGTAGCGGAACTGTTTGCTGAGAACACCGTGCGGTGTCTTGATGCAAGCAAGATTAGTCATGGCTAACAAATTGGTCAAGCATTTTTGTTTGCCATGACTAACATTTTGGGCAACCAAAAAGATAACGCATTGATTGCGTTATCTTTTGTTTGTTCGTTGACGGGCTTTTAATAACTCTTCAAAGAGTTTGTTGAAATTTTTTACTCGGGCGCGCATCTCGGTGAGCTGAGCATCCTGTTCTGATTCAGGCAATGCATTAAAAAGCTCAAGGAGCTCATGTTCTTTGGGGGATAGAGCAACTGGCTCCTCAATAGGTGGTGATGGCTGCTTGTCTTCATCGCCAAATAGAATCCATGTTGGCGAGCACTGCAGTACTTTGCTGAGGGCAAAAAGATTCTTTCCTGTAGGTTCGCTATCATCCCGCTCCCATTGTGAAACCGATACGTGAGAAATTTTCAGGGCTTTAGCAAGAGACCTTTGGGTGTATTTGAGGTTTTTTCGGCGATATCTAATGCGTTCGCCAATGGTTAAATTTTTTGTATCCATAGTTAGCTAATGCTAAATCTTATTGACTATGTTTTTGTTAACATCTATTTTGTTAGTCATGGCTAACAATTAAGGTGCTTTAAATGCTTAAAACTGACGCACTTTTGTATTTCGGTTCAAAAACAAAACTTGCACAAGCTGCTGGTATTCGTTTGGCTTCGCTTTATAGCTGGAAAGGGGAGCTAGTACCTGAAGGTCGCGCGATGCGCCTGCAAGAGGCATCCGGCGGGGAACTTCAGTACGACCCCAAAGTTTATGACGAATATCGTAAGGCAAAGCGGGCGGGGCGGTTGAACAATGAAAATCACCCCTGAACAGGTTTGTGAGGCTCTGGATGCCTGGGTATGTCGACCAGGAATGACACAGGAGCAGGCGACGATATTAATCACGGAAGCATTCTGGGCTCTGAAAGAACGCCCGAACATCGATGTTCAACGCGTCACGTTTAATGATGGCGAGGTTGATCAACGGGCGCTGGGCGTTAACCGGGTGAAGATATTCGAACGCTGGAAAGCTATCGACACCAGGGATAAGCGGGAAAAATTCACGGCGCTGATTCCGGCAATTATGGAGGCTATCCGGATCAGCGATTTCAGATTGTATTGTGAAATTACTGACGGAAAAAGCATTACGTACATGATCGCCGGGTTAAACAAAGAATATGGCGATGTGGTGGAGTCCGGGCTGCTTTTTGCGGATCCAGCTGTTGTGGAACGTGAAACTGACGAGCTTATAGAAAAAGCTATTGCTTTCAAGCATGCGTATCGTCAGCAATATCAACAAAAAGCCGGATGGAATTATGAGTCTTCTTTTTGCTGAACGCCCACTGGTTATTAACACTCAGCTGGCGATGAAAATAGGTCTGAACGAAGCCATTGTGTTACAGCAGCTGCATTACTGGTTGAGAGATACCGGTTCCGGCATGGAATGTGATGGTGTTCGCTGGATTTATAACACAACAGAACAATGGCTGGAACAGTTCCCGTTCTGGTCAGAGTCAACGTTAAAACGCGCATTTGCAAGTCTGAAAACGCTGGGGCTTTTGCGTTGCGAAAAGCTCAACAAATCAAAGCGTGATATGACTAATTTTTACACGATTAATTACGAGAGCGAGCTTTTAGATGGTGGCAAAGTGAGCGAATCCATCAGGTCAAAATGCGCCGCTCCATCAGGTCAAAATGACACGATGGAAGAGGCCAAAATGGCACGCTCCATTGGTTCAAAACGACCCAATGTCATCGGGTCAAAATGGCCTGATGATCTTACAGAGAATACAACAGAGATTACTACAGAGAATAAAAACACTTCTCGTCCGGAAGCTTCGCAACCGGACATGCAGACGGCTGAACAGGATTTTTTAAACCGACACCCTGACGCGGTTGTGTTCAGTGCGAAAAAACGCCAGTGGGGCAGCCAGGAGGATTTAGCGTGTGCGCAGTGGATCTGGGGACGAATCGTGAGTCTTTACGAGCAGGCTGCCAGCGATGATGGCGAAATCATGCGACCGAAAGAACCAAACTGGACTGCATGGGCCAATGATGTGCGCACAATGCGGATGCTGGATGGCAGAACTCACAGACAAATTTGCGAAATGTTTGGTCGGGTACAGCGGGATCCATTCTGGGTAAAAAACGTCATGAGCCCGTCAAAGCTTCGCGAAAAATGGGATGAGCTGGTTATTCGTCTGGGGCGTTCGCCTGTACAGCGTTGTGTAAAACATATTTCTGAACCGGACACCGAAATTCCGCCGGGATTCAGGGGGTAACGAAGCATGAAAAATATTGCGACAGGCGGTGTTCTTGAACGCATCCGTAAGCTGGCTCCGCAGCATGTAACCGCGCCATACCGAACAGTGGACGAGTGGCGCGAGTGGCAACTTGCAGAAGGCCAGAAGCGTTGTGAGGAGATCAACCGCCAGAATCGTCAGTTGCGGGTGGAAAAAATTCTGAATCGCTCCGGCATCCAGCCGTTGCACCGCAAGTGCTCGTTTGCGAATTACCAGGTGCAGAATGACGGCCAGCGATACGCGTTGAGCCAGGCGAAATCCATCGCCGATGAACTGATGACCGGATGCACAAATTTCGCATTCAGCGGAAAACCTGGTACCGGGAAAAACCACTTAGCGGCGGCTATCGGGAATCGCCTGCTGAAAGATGGCCAGACAGTGATTGTGGTTACCGTGGCTGATGTTATGAGTGCTCTACACGCCAGCTATGACGACGGGCAATCAGGCGAAAAATTTTTGCGGGAACTGTGCGAAGTGGATCTGCTGGTTCTTGATGAAATTGGCATTCAGCGCGAGACGAAAAACGAGCAGGTGGTACTGCACCAGATTGTTGACCGCCGGACGGCATCACTGCGCAGTGTCGGGATGCTGACAAACCTGAATCATGCCGCAATGAGCACGCTTCTTGGTGAGAGGATTATGGACCGGATGACCATGAACGGTGGTCGTTGGGTGAATTTTAACTGGGAGAGCTGGCGGTCAAACGTTGGACGTCAGGGTATGTGAGAATTTTTAACGAGGTGAATTTTCGATGGAAACCGTATTACATGCACTGAAAGCGATGGGAAAAGCCAATTCTGTTGAACTGGCGGCACGAATTGATATCAGCCGTGAAGAAGTTCTCAACGAACTGTGGGAGCTCAAAAAAAATGGCGTTGTTGATAAAACGGGTCACACCTGGTTTCTGGCTGTCGAAGGTGAATCCCGGGTAACCGAAGAGCGGCCAGTAAAATCTGAAACACAGGATATGCTGACCGAAGAGGTCGCTCCAAAAGTTAGCGCTAACATGATGATTGAGTTTATCGGTCAGGATGGGGCTAAAACCTGTGAAGAAATAGCGGGTAAGTTCGGTGTCAGTACTCGCAAGGTTGCTTCCACGCTGGCGGTGGTAACCGCAACGGGGCGGCTGGCACGCGTTAATCAGAACGGTAAATTTCGTTACTGCATGCCGGGCGATAATTTACCAGCAGAGCCGAAAGCCGCGCTGGTAACGGAAAGTGATGGTAAGGCCTTTTCTCAGCCAGCAGGTGCTGCGTTACCAGTCCGGGAAGCCGCAACACAGGAAGAAATTAAAACAGAAACTGTGGCGGACATTGTGCAGCCGTTGCCATCGTTTACCGAAACGCAAGCAGATGAGCTGATTTTTCCGTCCCTTCGCAGGGCAAACCTGGCGCTGCGCAGGGCGAAAAGTGATGTTCAGAAGTGGGAGCGAGTCTGCGCCGCGCTGCGGGAGCTGAACAAGCACCGGGATATTGTTCGACAGATTACTGATTCTTCCCGCCGTGTTGTATCGGAAAAGTGATTGCCGGAGGCGCTTATGGCAAAAGTATTTACACCAGAAGAGCGGGAAGAAGTGAAGGCGCGCATTGTGGAATTCGTGCGCCTGAGCGGACGAGAAACTTTTCGACAACTGGCAGATAAAACGGGTGTCAGTAAGACCGCTATTCGTCGTTTATCTGGTGCGCTTGCGGCCAGTGGTGATGTCTGGCTCTCTGGTTGCGGGGTATTTCCATCAGAGCAGGCGTATCGCGTATGGCGTAAGACACCGGAGAAGGCTGCTGACCCGACACTGATTCGAAAGTTACCTGACGGAGAAATACGTCGTTACAACAGACGGCAGAACATAATTTGTCGTGAGTGCCGCCAGAGCGAAGTTATGCAGCGTGTGCTGGCGTTCTATCGGGGAAACTTTCAGGAGGTGATGGAGTGAGGGTGAGAGTTTATATTGCCGGTCCAATGACGGGATATGAAAATTTCAACCGTGAGGCGTTTCACAAGGCGGAAGAGGAACTGAAACGGGAAGGGCATACCGTCTTAAACCCGGCAGTACTTCCGGACGGGCTGACACAGCCGCACTACATGGATATTTGCATGGCAATGATTCGTTGCGTGGATGCGATTTACATGCTGAATGGCTGGCAGCGGTCAGCGGGCGCTAAGGCAGAGCTGGCACTGGCGGAGAAACTGGGACATGCGGTGATTTATCAGGAGGTGGCTCAATGAGAGAGGTTAACTATGAGGCGCTTCGTGAAGCAGCAGAGAAAGCAACTAAAGGATGCTACATCGTAGGGCATACATCGGGCAATCAGCATGGGAATATAACAGGAGTTTTTGTTTGTCAAAAATGGAAAGGAGAACCCGGTGGCGTGATTGCGGAATGTCATGTTAACTGCCTGATTGAATCAGATGCTCAGGCTTATGCAAACGCTGAATTCATAGCAGAGGCTAACCCGGCTACCGTGCTGGAATTACTGGATGAACTGGAAGCCCAAAGCAAACGCATTGCAGAGCTGGAGACTAATCTTGCTGCGCTTGCGGCGGAGAATGCGGGGCTGAATAAATTTATCGTACAGAGTTGCTACGTGTTTGATGGCGAGCAGGATGAACTATCTGATGCGTATATCTGTGCAATAGACGGAAGGATGCCGCAAATCCCAGCCACCGACGCTTTCCTGGCGGATGTGCGGGCTGGGGCGTTTAACGACCTTTGCGCGGCGTTTGTCAGGCACGCAAAAATTGCAGGACTGGACGATGGCGATCTCGTTACGGTGAAAGAAGCGACTGATGCGCTGCTGCACTGTGCAGAACAGCTTCGGGAGGGATTCAAGCAATGAGTGAATCAAAATGTCAGATTAATGGCAATCAGATAGAGCCGTGCGCGGCGTTGTCAAAATCTCTCGAATATGGAAATCCAACGTTCAAGAGTAAAGGGATATTTATCCCGGAGCGTGTGAACATAAACACTGGCGAGTCAGGCTTGGATATTGCTCAAATTCACTCTGGGAAATATATCGGTCGTGGCGTTGCAATGTGCTTTTGCCCGTTCTGTGGTGAAAGTTTGAAAACGTGGGAGGAAACGAGTGAGCAATACAAAAAATCATGGCATGAAATTTAAAGGAACACCAGGTCCATGGCATGTAAGTTTCCACGGTTCAGCTAATTGCTGGGTAGTGGATAGTGAACGCGATAAGGCAATTGCTAAGGTGACAGAATACAACAATGACTGGCAGATGCAGAAAGCTAATTTTCAGCTTTTAGCGGCAGCACCAGAATTACTTGAAGCCCTGCAAGCGGTGGTTCGTGTTGCTGACAGAAAAACCGATGAATTCGAAATGGCCCATTCTGCAATTAACAAAGCATTAGGAGTGATACTGATGAACGTAATTAAAGAAATACCAGTAATGCGTGATGAATATGGCTGCTGGACGCATCCTGAATATGAAAAATTCTGTGATGGTCGGGAATATATTTCAACGGAAGAGTTTAACGCCTGGATGGAGGAAAATAATCTTCAATACGTCCTCTGCTTCAGAGATGAAGGATGTGCTGACCTTGATGCGTGTGATGCTGATATTTCTGCATGGGAACCGGAACGACCAGAGGGCGATGGCTGGTTTATTGGTTCCATTCATGATACGGAAGATGGCCCGGTTTGTGTCTGGTTGCGAAATAAGGCTGAAGCATAAAGGCGATAAACCAACTAACAACTAAATACTGAAGATTTAAATCAGAAACGATTTTTATTAAATCCTTAACCGGAGGGATTCCTGCACCCTCAGAACATCAGGAGGCCGCCCGAAAGGGCGGTAATAAAAATGGCAGAACTAACTAAAGAATGGTTGCAACAAACAATTACTGATATTCAGAGCAATTGAGGTGAGAAATGCGGATGGAAAATTGTTTATTGCCGTATCTGGTGCGGTTTGGGGCGTCGTCATTAACAGTTATTCCACATGTCATGATGGCTGACAATATTATCCCGGCACCAAAGCGCCATACCGGTATTGCAGCGGCGCGACGTGCAGCAAAGAGACGCAGGAGAGCAAAACGATGAAAAACCGTAAAGCAAAGATGCTTATTTCCCGTGTATACAGACGTTGCTATCCCAGCCAGTGGTTGAGAGTTAGCAATCGCCGTGTGGTGTTGTACTTATATTCTGGAATTGCCAGAGAGGGAATCAAAGATAAGCGCAGCGCGGCGCAAAACCGCTGGAAAAACCACTTGCGCACTAAAGGAGCTTGATATGGCTATTGCCGCAAGTTACACCATGCATCTCTACTGTGATTGTCGCCAGTGTACAAATGGTAAATATCAGTCACCAGACTTCGGTGAGTATATAGGTACGTCATGGGCTGGCTGTGCAAAAGAGGCGCGCAAGGATGGCTGGCGAATAAGCAAAGACAAAACGCGTGCTTTTTCACCCGGGCATAAAGTTTTGAGGATTAACAAATGACAACATTTACCGACGACGACAAGAAACTAATTAAAGAAATCAAAGAGCGTATCAGCAGCCTGGAGGTTCGAGACGATATTGAGCGCCGGGCTTATGAAATAGCGTTAGCCTCGCTGGAAGCAGAGCCGGTGGCATGGCTGCATTCAGACAATGGCTTAGGTATTCCGGCAATAACGAGGAGTAAAAACATTGCTGACAGTTATCAAAGAGCTGGTATGTTCAGCCGCTATATATAGCCAAGCCAGTGCCGGTGGTGCCAGATGCTCGTCCGTCTTTAAATAATGGCATAGTCGGCTTTGATGAAGGCTGGAACGCCTGCCGCGCCGCCATGCTTCAGTCCGGAAACTTTCGGGAAAACAAGAATTCGTCAACCAATAATTTTCGGGAAATCTCGGAAACGTCAACCAACTCTCCGGTAATTCCTGGTGAGGTGTTGTCCGCAATCCTGAAGTTTGCCAGAGTTCGTGCTGATTTCGATGATTTTGACGGTGACAGGCGAGGTATCGGTGATTGTCTGGATGAGGCCGAGCAAGAGCTTATCGTTACCATTAACAAATATGCCAGTCAGTTGGCAGTAGAGCCGGTAGTACCTGATGACGTTCTGGAACAGACAGTAGCGTCGCCCGCGCCAGGTAACCAGGTTAGCGAATTAACAATGTGGGTTAAACGACTGGCTCACTGCTTAAAGTACGCCAATAGCTTAAGCAGCTTGCCTGATAAGGCGATGGAGTATCTGAATCAGAATGGGCTGATAAGCGCGGAGGATATCATGCGGTGAAGTGTCCTACGTAACTAATTAACGGACAGAATATTTGCTAGATAGGATACTGATTAACAATGTTAATGGTTTAAGTTTAGCAAGTATTGGGGTTGTTTATGCTTGCTAAATGATACATGATATGGAAATACATGCCAATAAATGAGGTCTTTATGTCAAATCAAAATAATTCACCACAGGCAAAAGGCGGCAGGGCTAGAGCAGAGAAGATGTCATCTGATGAAAGGGTGGCAGTCGCGAAAAATGCCGCGAAACAGCGTTGGCAACGGATCAAAAGTGGTCTTCCATCAGCGCAGTTTGAAGGGGTTTTAAGGATTAATGATACTGAACTGGATGTTGCTGTACTTACTAACGGGAAAAGAATTATATCCCAATCATCGGTTTTTAAAGCCTTGGGTAGACCAAGTCGGGGTGTAAGAGCTACCTTGGATGGTGAGATCATACTTCCTGCTTTTATGGATGCAGCCAATCTTGTTCCATATATAAATCAAGATCTTATGGGGGTGATCAAACGAGAGCGGTATTTGAGCAATTCTGGAGTTGAACTTGAAGGGTATGATGCGTCCATTCTCCCATTAGTCTGTGATGCATATTTAAAAGCTAGAGAGGATGGTGCGTTAAAAACCAATCAGATAGAAATTGCTAAAAAGGCTGAAATTTTGGTACGTTCATTGGCTAAAGTTGGCATCATCGCTTTAGTGGATGAAGCAACAGGATATCAGGAAGTTAGGCCAAAAGATGCATTGCAAGCATATCTTGATAAAATAATAAGCAAGGAGCTTGCTGCTTGGGCCAAGAAATTCCCTGATGAATTTTATGAGAATATTTATAAGTTAAGAAATTGGCCCTGGACGGGCATGAGTAAGAATCGTTTTAGTGTAGTAGCGCATTATACGAGGGATCTTGTTTACGAGCGATTAGGTGACTCAATACTTCAGGAGTTAGAAAAGAAAACACCGAAACAATCTAATGGGCAAAGAAAGAACAAATTGCATCAATGGCTTACTGATGATGTTGGTAATCCAATGTTAGCGCAACATCTACATTCTTTAGTTATGATGCAACGTTTGGCAATTGCTAACGGTTATGGATGGAATCGTTTTATAAAAATGGTAGATCAAGTAATGCCTCGTAAGGGAGGCACATTTGAACTTGAATTGAACGATACTTCTTTATAGTTTCGGAGAGGTTTAAACCCTAATCATCATATGCATCACTATTATAGTGACGGCACTGGTAACGAGGAAAGACCTCTGCGAGGTACGAATCCGAACCGGCCAGACGGAGGTCGCTGTCTTCACAGCTTACGAATCTGAGGAGTAAGAGTGACCTGGCGAGGGAGAAATCCCTCGCCACCTCTGATGTGTCAGGCATCCTCAACGCACCCGCACTTAACCCGCTTCGTCGGGTTTTTGTTTTGATTTTCAACGCATTTGAAGTTTTGGACGGTGCCGGAATAGAATCAAAAATACTTAAGTAGCGCGCAGGGATAAGAGGGATGGTCCCCTGAAGGGGAGTGCGAATTATCCGGAAGGACTCTGATTATGAACATCGAAGAACTGCGTAAAATTTTTTGTGAAGATGGCCTCTATGCTGTGTGCGTTGAAAATGGAAATATTGTTAGTCATTACCGCATTGTGTGTTTGCAAAAAAAATGGGGCTGCGTTAATTAATTTTGTGGATGGTCGAGTGACAGACGGATTTATCTTGCGCGACGGTGAGTTTGTCACTTCATTACAGGCATTGAAAGAGATCGGAATAAAAGCTGGCTTTTCTGCTTTTTCAGAAGAATAAACTCATCTACAATCTTGCGCGGGGCTGAACTCCCGCTGAGTAACACCGTGCCACCGGAGAAAACCGATGGCACGCAACGTAAAATATTACAATTCTGATAATTCGCCCGTTCTTGCCTGCACGCACGAGCGGTATTCTCACGCATTCAAGTCTGAATTGTTCCAGCACCCTCCATGCACTGAAGAGCAGGCTGAATGGATAATTCAGTGTTACCGCAGGCGCGGATACGAGGTTAAGAAAGCTCTTAGTCTCGACTACCGTCACTGGATAATCTCAGTCAGATTGCCTTACTCCGAACGCCCACCGCGTCCGTCCCGTACATTCCAGCAACGCATCTGGAGGTAACGTGCGGGTATTACTTCGACCTGTTCTGGTACCGGAACTCGGGCTGGTGGTCCTTAAGCCCGGTCGTGAATCATTGCCAGTTTTTCATCGCGGCAGGGTGCTGGTGGAGCCTGAACCGAAAAGCATGCGCGGTCTGCCGTCCGGAGTCGTCCCTGCCGTTCGCCAGCCGCTGGTAGAGGATAAAACATTACTGCCATTTTTCAGCGATGAGCGGGTTATTCGTGCAGCAGGTGGTGCAGGTGCACTGTCTGACTGGTTATTACGTCACGTGAAATCCTGCCAGTGGCCACACGGCGATTATCATCACAGCGAAACAGTCATTCACCGTTATGGTACCGGCGCGATGGTGTTGTGCTGGCACTGTGACAACCAGCTGCGCGACCAGACATCAGAATCACTCGATCAACTTGCTCAGCAGAATCTGGTTGCCTGGATGATTGATGTCATCCGTCACGCAATAAGCGGTACGCAGGAGAGGGAGTTATCGCTGGCCGAATTATCCTGGTGGGCGGCCTGCAATCAGGTGGTGGATGCACTACCTGAGGCAGTAGCGCGTCGTTCGCTGGGATTACCAGCGGAAAAAATCCGCTCCGTATACCGTGAGAGTGACATCGTACCGGGAGAACAGACAGCCATCAGCATACTGAAGCAGCGCACAAAAAATATTGCGCTGCCACTTCACGTCCACCAGCAACAAAATCCACCACAGAAAAAAACGGTTGTCAGTATCGCCGTTGATCCGGAGTCTCCTGAATCGTTCATGAGGCGGCCTAAACGTCGCCGTTGGGTTAATGAGAAATACACGCGCTGGGTAAAGACACAGCCGTGTGCGTGTTGTGGTAAGCCAGCTGACGATCCGCATCACCTGATTGGTCATGGTCAGGGGGGAGTGGGAACAAAGGCCCACGATATTTTCACGCTACCGTTGTGCCGGGAGCACCACAACGAACTTCATGCAGACCCGCTGAAGTTTGAGAAAAAGTACGGCTCTCAGATTGAGTTAATTTTTCGTTTTCTTGATCACGCCTTTGCGACTGGCGTGCTCGGGTAAAAGAGGTGACTGATGCTCATAGATTTGGTTTTACCTTACCCGCCGACGGTGAACACTTACTGGCGACGCCGTGGCAGCACATATTTTGTATCAAAAGCCGGGGAGCGTTATCGCCGGGCAGTGGTGCTTATTGTTCGCCAGCAGCGACTGAAATTAAGCCTGTCCGGACGGCTGGCAATAAAAATTATTGCAGAGCCACCGGATAAGCGCCGCCGTGACCTGGACAATATTCTGAAAGCACCGCTGGATGCGCTGACGCACGCGGGGTTGTTAATGGACGATGAGCAGTTTGATGAAATCAATATCGTTCGTGCTCAGCCAGTATCTGGTGGACGTCTGGGGGTGAAGATTTACCCCATAATGCTTGAAGGGCAGGTCAAAAAATGAAACTGGAAGAT